AAAAATTCCTTTAAGGCTCAGATCTAGCCGATGTTCGCCCGCTCTTGCAGGAAGAGTGACCCCAAATCGAATTCCTTTTTCTTCAAAGTTTCGACCAAGAAACCTCTTCTTTGCGCGGTTGAACAAAGAATCAATTACCCTACCCACTGCTTTAATCGCAGGTTTGCTTAGTATGAACTTAAGCATTATTTCTTCCGTGGGCTCAACTGAGTGGCTATATCTAAAATCTCTCTAACGCCATCTTTAACGTCGGCCTTAAACCCTCTTGTGAAGAATTCCACCGTCTTACGATGTTGTTCTAAGATCTTCCGCTTCTCAGGAGGCAGGTTCGTCTCTGATTTGCTCATCAAGTCAAAGGCCTGTTCGATTGCTTTGCCAAGCTGCGTCGCTTGGGGTGCTGGCTGCGACTTTTCAGGTTGTGCGCTACGCTGATTTTCGGTCTGGTCGTCTTGTGGATTCTCCCTGGTAGGTTGATCTTGCCCCTGACCGCCCTGGCTTGCGTCCTGCGCCCCTTCTCCCCCTCCTGGCTGTCCACCTCCCCCACCACCCGGTTGGCCGCCTCCTTGTTGAGCCTGTTGCGCCTGAGCCTGTGCTTGCTGGGCTGCCTGCATAAGTTGTTGGTTTTGAAACCACATAGGATTTTGAGGGAAAGCCCAGTTAGGGTCCTTTGATGCGTCCTTAATACCCATGAAGTGTTCTCTTATCTCTCCTACGGTTCGATAGGTGTCAAGATAGGTCTTAAACACGGGATTGAGAGGAATTTGGCCTCCCCATTCTTTACCAACCGGTGACTTCTCTACCTTTTGGAGGATGTCGTCGAATGTAAGATAAACTTCGGCAGAAGTCTGAAGCTGAGTGGATTCCTTCTCTTCCGTCTGGGCTTCTAATCCAAGTAAACTAATTCTTGCCTTCTTGGACAAATCAAGATCAATAAGAGGCAGCAGCTCCGCATTAATGAAGTCTTCAAAAGAAGCTAATAGGGGGCGTATACCAACATCTCTGCCAGCCTCCATTTTATATTCCGAGTTGCTCTCAGACAATGCCTGGCTTGCTGTACCTCTAGAAAGATATGACCATCCTGGTAACTCATCCGGTCCCATCATGAACGCCGTCATAATCTCTCTTGCGTTCATGTCTGTTAGATATTGGAATTCGGCATCCCTGCCACCCCCACTGTCAATTGGCTGCCAGGTAATTTCTCCGTCTGTTGGCACACCAAAGACCGGCATTCTCCAAGCGCTCGGCGCCCCATTGATTGAAGCATTAAACTGCTGCTTAATCTGATGGATCATGGCAGGACTTGCATCATCAGACTTCAAAATAAGCATGCCTCTAGTGGCTCTGCCTGATTGGAAGTAAAGCTTGTTATGCGTTGTAATATTGATGTGAGTTGTAATTGCGGTAATTACAGTGTCAATAGGGGTTACAGGGTAGCCGTCGAGTTCTACGTCTGGGACAGGGTAGAAGTTGTAAACCCTCATTTCATCAGCTGTAAATACTTGCTCGGGCGTGCCTTCGATTACTTGAACCCAGGAATATTTCCCGTTTTCATTCCAGCGCTCCGCAACTAACTTTTCACCAGTTAGCTTACAAAGCAAATGATAGGCCTCTTTACGAATTGATTCTTGGCCAGTTTTGTCGGTTGTGGCCTTATAGATAGTACCCGCGTCTGTACAAGCGAAATGGTGGAAGCGTTTGGTGTCCGAACCATCGTCTTGAGCATAAACAATTTCGGTTGCAATTCTACCGCAAACAACAGCCGATCTAACAGACAGCCCTAGATATTCTGAAAAGGTTTTTTGGTATTCGTCTGGCTGGCCTTCTGTGTGACCGCAAGTAGAAATAAGCTTGATTGCGCGTTCTACTTGTTCGGCAAATTTCTTTTTACCTTCCGCATCTAACTTGTCAAGTGTTCCCGTGTTAGGCTTGATAATGAAACCGGAACTAAAACGATCTGGCCTGGGTCTACCAAAGGAAGTGAGGTGGTTTTGCCTTGCCCTTACAATTGAAGCTACTAAAGAATCCTGTATTGCAATTCGCTTTAGTATGGTATCGGGTATTAGCTTAAGCTTGGCGTGGTAAACGCCGGCGAAGTTATTGAACTGTCTTGGGTCGGTTTCAAAGGCTAACCGGGAAATGTTGTTTTCGCCACCATCCAAGATATTTAATATGGACTTGGTTAAACTTGGCTTTTCGTCGTCCTTGCCGGTTCTGATGTCTACAACGGACTTAGCCAATTGCTCTTGGAAAGCAGCTTCCCCTTCACCCATACCGTAAATAATTGTAGGAGTCTTGGTCTTACGCATTAATTACTCCGCACTGAGGATTCGTAAAGACGCCGGTACAGTCGATTTGTTGGTAACGGCTAGGGAGTAAACTGTCCCCATCAATTGGAAAACGCCCACCTTGCTGGGGTCGCCCGCCAATAGTGGCTCAACTGTAAAAGAAGTAGAGCTACCGTTGACTGCAATGTCTAGATTTTGATCTGTTTCAAGTGCAATCCATGACTTGGCGTTGGCGAAAATTACAATAGAATTGGCTCCTGGGACGAAATTGACTAGAGGTGGTAAAATGGTTCCAGAGATAAAGTCAAGGGAATCGGCCGTTACAGTCACTATTTCATAGGTCTGCAAAAGAACGGGGCTGAAGCCGGTAACTAAAGACAACGTATCGTCAAGTTGAACGCAATCGGAACTGAAAACTTGGAACGATGTATTGTCAGTAATTGTAACGGTCTGCGCTAAGGTGCTGTATACCTGGCCCGACATCCTAACTAAAGCAAGACTTGACGCAGTAGAACTTAATACTGACCAATAGCCTTCGTTGAGAGGATCGAAGATAGAAGCCATATCGCCTGTAGAAAGGCCGGGGATAAAAACAAGATCTCCGGGCACCACGGAACCAAAGACCGCTCCAGCGTTAGATGTAACAACCACGCACTGGTTTAGCTGGGGGGTGACAGTTATCGTTGCCGGGGGGCTGCCAAGGAAGTCAACGGCCCTATCGGTTCTAAATGTGGGTGCATCTCCTACACCGTTCCATTTTAGCCTATAGCGGTTTGCAGCAATGTTTACTGGGGACAGGTTATACTGCGTTGTAGCGCCATAGCCAAGCGTTCTAGTCCCATCAAAAACCTGTACATTAGCTAGAGGTTGAATTCTAAAGGGCAGAGTGGAAACCTGGTCGACGGGGATTCCCTGCATGCACCTGGACCAATCGAAAGGTCTTTGCTGTGGGTTATTGCTGCCGATGCCGTCCTCATACGCAAGGAACCTGTTCGTGATCGATAATGTCGCCATGGCCTAAAGATTGTTGTCCATCAATCGAAATTCCAAATTATGCCGCGCCGCTTCCCGGTTCGGTCCTTGGTCTCTTCCTTGTTTTGCTGCTCATAGTAGCTCTTCCCGATGGCTTCAACCGTCATAGGGGGCCTACTTGTTGAGGGGGGGCGGATCTCACCGCCCGTTAATTCGGCTATCTTCTGGGACATCCAGGTCTTTTCGTGGTAGACCGGTTGGCCATCTTGAGACCGAATCGTTTCTTTAGGTTCGGCTTCTTGAGAGATAGCGAACTGGCCCTTGATATCAAACAAACTCCCAACCATATAACGTAATGCGTCTGGGAAGTCTTTGTTTTCGTCACTAGGAGTTTCTGTTGGTTTTCCGTCTGGCCCAAGCTTGCGGTGGTATTCCCTTAGATGGAGGAACAGCAAATCCATCATTGAATCTTCGCCGACATCCCTTACAAAGAACAGCTCTGGAGCGCCGTCCAACGTTGGCTTTAGCTTCATGGATACGGTCGAAGTCCCCTCCACTACTTTTCCCTTCTTCCATTTGGCCATCCTCCACCCGGCATCCCTAAAATGTTTGATCATACTTGGGTCTTCTGTATCGGCCCAAACCTTTGGCTCAAACTCCTTAAACTTTTCAACAGCATCTATCTTTTGAGAAGGCGAAAGCTCCGGTTCTCCGTGGGCGTGGACAATAAACATTTTCCTTCCCAGCTTAATGCCCAAGACGAAAGCAAACAAGTGGGTAAAGCCCCAGTCCATGCCAGCGAACCACTCCCCTTTATCCCTAACCCATTTTACAAACTCTTCCTTAGACAAATTCTTATTTGGACAGACCTCTCCGGAAATATTTTCATACGCTTGGGCAGGGGTTAGCAGGTGCTTTTCTTTAGATAAGAACGGATAGATTAGGCCTTCGGTTGACGGCTTCCTACAAAGCAGCTGGGCGAGGGCTTTATCGAGACTGTTAGTTTTTACTTGGTTCTGGACGTAAGAAATTGGCTTAAGGAATTTGGAGGTAGAGGTCTGCTTAGTTGCCAGATAAGTCTTGCATGCTGGCAGTATTCTACAATTGCTTACACACCCTTCGTAACACTCAATCTTTTGATATTTTTCCTGTTCCTTAGCTGGTATGGTAACAAAATTCTCTGGAGTCACACTGGACAGAAGCTCCTCTGAAATAAACATTTCTCTTCTGGGTAGGTCTGGACGGTGCCTTGATTTTGGGCACGCCTGACATACGTCTAAGATGTTCCAGTGCTTTACTACAAGACCTGTCTTTTCCGCGTCGGCAATTTCAGTAGAGACCAACCCGAAGGCGAACTTCCTGGTAGAAGTCAAAAGAGTTAAGGGCATTGCTAAAGAGCCGTCAGACCTACTTGTAGGTGTAGGTATGTTCTTCGCTTCTTGAAATGCTTCTTTGTTCGCCATTACGTCGATTTCATCCAGACATAACAGCGCCGTATGCTTACCGTTCGTCGCCGCAAGAGAAGCCACAATTACCTCAACGGTATTTGAAACCGTCGTATACTCTCTTTGCTCTTGGTCGGTTAGGGTCTTCCATTCCCTTTCAGTTAGATTAGGGCCTCCATCGAAAGGAATAAAGAAGACGGCCGCCTTTTCGGTCTTGGAATCACCAACCAAGATGCCCTTCAAAGAGGGGAGATTGAAGAACTTTCCGATATACTTCTGACAGTCCTGCGATTGCCGCTTAAGAGCCGCCAGGTGAGTAATATCTAGCCGGCCATGTAAAAGCAACAAAACCTCAATAACGCTTTCACACAGCGTCTTGCCGCCGAAACGGCTACTGAAGAACAGGTACCTTGAAGTATCCTCGTCTTTGGGTCCGTACATCAAGTGACTGTAGCAAGTCCAGACCATGTCCAGCATGTTGGAGTTGCTCTCTGGGTCTACACAGGTGTCAGGCAGCTCTAAATCAAGAAAGACATGAACAAAATCTTTCAGCTCCGCTTTGGTCTTGCAAGGAGTAAATAAAGCTATTCTGTCCTCAAGAGCTTCGTCCGAAGGAAAGACAAAGGGCATTACCTAATTTCCTTGGCCTTCTTAGCGGCAGCTCGTTCGGCCAGGCTCTTCCCTTTGTTTTGGGCCACCTGTCCGGATACCCCTTCACCGGCAACGTGTTCTACTGTACCCTTTACATTCAAGGTGCTCGTCTTCTCCTGACCGGTGATTTTAAGCAAAAGTTCGGCAACCTCTTTATACTGCCTAATGCTGCCAACCCCAAAAGCTCCCAAGTCCGCAGGGTTTCCTGAAACCAAATACTTCTGTAAAGCTTCGCCGTGTTGTTTGTGGGCGGCCGATAAGGAGTCGCTGAGAAACTGAACCGACTCACAACCAATCTGTTGTAATCGCTCTCTAGCCGCTTGCATCAATCCGGATTGATAAAGCTTTCTTTCATTGTACCAGTCGTTTTCAACAGCGGCTGAAACGATTTGGCCCAATGAAAACACTGGATGGTTAAGCTTCCTAATTTCACCCAAACTACGCCCATTCAAATACAGCGCAAACAGTTGGGCTTGTGTACTGGGCGCTATCGAATATGTACTTGCCCCGCCTTTTTGGTAATTGCTCTGGAAATACTCTAACGCATACTTCTCAGCCGGATTCAGCCAAGCTAATTTATCCTCGGGCTCTTCCTTTATTGCCAGGTTTGCGTTTGGCTCGTTTGGGTTTACGGTTACTAGCTCTGCGTTTACGATTTCGTTTTGCATGATTTTTTGTATCTAAAGGAAAGATTGTGGTTCCGTCGCAAACTACCGTCATAACCCAGTCGCTGCCCAAAAGAAATTTCACGTTGTTGTTGAGGGTGTTTAGCCTGAATTGATACTTCTTATCAAGGTCCATTTTAGAGCCAGTCCAAACGTACTCCACCCGCTTTCCTTCTATGTCTACCTTGGCGTTAGCATTGTCTAGGGTGGTATCGACCGTAAAGGGCCAAAGTCTGAGCTGTAGGACCTGCGCCTCATGCAGCGTGCCAAAGCGTCTGGTCATATCCTTAAGCATGACCACCTGAGCCGTGTAGTCGAGGTCTTTAGATTGTGGCTTGGATTCTTTCATACGCTTCCTTCAACAACTTTTTTCTGTCTGTCCCGTTTGGGGGCGTAAAACTTTCAGAGAACCTTTGGAAAGCGGTTAGAATGCCCTCGCTTTCCGACGCCTTGGCCAACCTGGATCTAACTGGCACTCCACGACATTTTGCGTTATATTTAGCCTTCAGTTCGGTCATTCTTTTTGAGATGTAATTTGACGTTCCTGACACAGTGACCCTTAGGTCCGCTCTTGATAGCTCGTCATCGGTAAGATTGATGCTTAGAGGCGTTTCTTCGCTGTCGTCAAATTTATAGATTCTGGTACAGTGCGTGTTGGTGGGGATTGCAATTGGCGGCTTGCCAGGTTCTAAGATGTAAATGTTGCGGATTTCCGTTTCAGCGTCGGTTAGCGTTTTCCAGCGAGGTGC